AAAGATGTGGATACCCTAAACAATCAACGTGTCAGCTTTGTGTCGAATTGATGACCAACGGATGACAGAATGGTTAAGTTTTGATGACGACTAGCTTGGTGAACGGCGCTGATTTATTCGGTAACATTGTCAGTAGGGAACCTCTAAAAATTATTCATTCATGCTTCGACAGACTCAGCACGAACGGATAAGTAATTGATTTAATAAGATAACCGTTCGCACTCTGAAGCCGCGCGAGATAAATTGACGCACAAACGCGAGATAAATTGCCGGTTTTGCAATTGCGGATTACGCAACTTAATTGCGCGTCATGAAACAACACAACTACTCAATTGTAATTGCCAGCTCAAAAATAGCATCAACTTCTGCATTGGTTTTACCTAATGCAGTAGCAATACCGACAACGGCAGGATGTAAACGTTTATACGTTGTGAAATACTCCCACATGTCCTTTGTATCCTGATTAGCCACTAGGATAGCTTGCTCGACTGTTGATCTAAGCCCAAGTTGGTTAAGTGCTATCCTAAACTGACCAGATGTGCATAACATTGCAGCCCTTGACGCCTCAATATCAAATACCCATACACCATCAACCCAATGATAAAAACCATCCGGTTTAGAGATAGCCGTTAATCCAGCTGGCAACGCGCCCAGTTGGTCATGCTCGATTTGATTACCTGTTGCCGTATCCCAGACAATGCCGCGAAAATCCAGTTGATTTACCCACACGCCATTGACTGCCACCGGCCATGTACCATTAACCAGTTCCGGCTCAGTTTCCAGGGCATTGTCTGGGGTTATATAAACACCAGACTGCTCGGGGCTTTCTTGCGCATCATAATGATGCGTAAATAAATTACCATCACCATATAAATACACACGCTTAATCATTTGTACCTCACTATAAATTTCACACCCATTGCAGCGGCATAGTTGGCCGCACCACCCGTTGTTGTCGTTGAAAAAATCCCGCCAGCTATCTCAGGAGTCGCGCCCGAAGCACTACCATCCGCATTAGATTTAATACCGCCATATGTATGAAAATGGCCTATAACCGCTCCAACACTATACGTTCCAGGGGTGGCCAGCATTAACGCAAAACCAATAGGAACCCACGGCGGCGAAAAATTACCAGACGATGCCCCACCACTCCATGAATAGCCGATTCTTGCGAACAACGCCGGGTAAATCGCCGGGTCTAAACTCAAACTAACCGCAGGCGGGCAGGCAATACAGCCAGACGGGACGGTATTACCTGCAAAAGCTTTAATAACGCCAATATCATCAGACCCCCCCGCACGCAAAAACGATAGGCACCGAACAACGCCGGATGGGTAGCCAATCCAAACTGAGTAATCACCATCTTGAGTGATGATATTGTCACCGCCCAGTAAAATTAGAGATGCGCTATTAGTTAGCGTTTGTGATCCGGCATGACGGACTGTTTTAACATTGCCAGCCGTTAGCGTAATAGCGGTGATTGTTGCCGTGCCGGTTAAATCGACAGTATCGCCGGATGCTGCATTTAGATTAACTGTAGCCGCACTGGCAATATCGGTGCCCAACTGCTGTTTTAACGATCGAACAGTAAAATCCTGAGTAGCAGAGCCATTAACGGCTGCCCCGCCCGGTGAACTTTGCGATATGGTCCAGGCTGACCCTGAACCGGCTCCCTGAATGCTGGCCACATAAACACTTAGTGCCCCAGTGCCGGAGTTATAGGCGGTCACGTCCCCAAACATCCATTGTGTGCCGTCAGCTGTCAATGCAACCTTAACCGACATCCCCACTACGTAACTTTTTGCCGTTTGCACAGTCAGAGACAGCGCCCCCACAGCAATAGTTAGCGCCGAGGCGCTGGTTGAATTAGTTGAATTGTTATTCATGGCCAGCGCAGCCGCATTAAGCTCCTCGGAAAAACCCGGCAACTCAGCCATGAAATTATCAACCGCATCAACCAATTCGCGATCCGTTAAATTGTGATTTACAACCGTAATCGGTGTAATTGCCATTATGTTAACCCTTCGATATCGATCGAATAAATTGAAAACTTTGGATAAGAAATTATTGAGGAAAAATCCTTGAAAAACCCATATATGACCGTTGATCCATAAATATCAGAGCCGATATAAACAACAGCTGTAGAACGATATGAAGCTAATAACGAATAGGTTGCATCGACCAAGTGCTTATCAACATCAACTTGGAAACTGCCGTTTTTATTAAAATCCCGTTCTAAAATCGAGTAGTTACCGAACGCATCCCTCGTTTTAACGCTGTAATCCTGAATACCCACTTTAGCGCCGTACTGCGTGCCACCAATCTCCCTTTGATAGCCCAGCACAAAAACACCCAGTCTTGCCGTGGCACCAGGATCATTAATAATGATAGTAATACGAGGGTTAGAGCGTTGTGGAAGATCTAAAACAACCAGGTCGGTCTTACGCACAACTGGCTCATAAAAATAGCTATACAGGTCATAAACGCCACTGGCATCGACCAGTGAATAGGTTTTGTTGTAAACCTCAACCCCAAACGTATCGACAACGATGACTTTCGCAGAGCTGCCGGCAACATTAAATAACCCAATAGAGTCAATCCTACCCACTGCTTGCACCGTGACATTCATCGAGTCGGGCGCCGTCGATTGCGAGGTAACTGACTCGTCAAACATCCTCCATCTATTGGTTTTACCCACCTGCAGCCAAACAGTTGGCGAGGTTTCCGGGGTATTGCCGATATTGCCAGCGGTTAGCGACTCATAAACGGTGTGATTGCTGAGTCTGATAACCCGCGCACCCAGCGCATAGGTGCTACCCACCAGCCACTCGGGATAGTCAGTTTCAGCAATATTTGAGCTAACCAGGGCGGTGTCGGAATCCACTACAAACGGCCGGATGATAATCATGCAATAACCCGCGTTGCAGGCAGGCCATCACCTTCCCAGCGTTTCAAAAGTTTTGCCATATCTGCCGTGTTTTGAGCTATGGCCAGCGCCTGTGCTTGTTGCTCAATGCGCAGTTGTTTTACCTCGTTTGCTACAGCGTTATTGCTCTCGGCAACGGTGGTAAATGCGGTGGTCATTGGGGTGCTGGCAATGCCCGGAAGAAGCTGGTTTGGGCTGCCAGTGGGCATAAACGTTGTGTTTGGATTAGCAGGCAGTAGATCGGTTGCGGCTTTAATACCGGACAGGCTAGCAAGCCCTAAATACCGTTTGTAATCGACGGCGCTTTTAAAATTATCTTGCGTCAACAGCTTCATGCTTTCTCGCAGCTTTTCCATGCTGGCATAATACGTGTCGGCTGCTGTGGACAGCTTTAGTAATTGATCGTAACGCTCACGCCCTGCCTCAGTGTCCAGTTGTTGGGCATTGACCAGGTCGCGGTAAGCATTGCGGCTGTCGGGTAGCGTGATATTCATGTCGGCTAAGCTCGCGGTCAAGCGGCGCGTGGTGTTGGCCAGCTGCTCAGACTCTGAGTAAAACTTGCGGTAATAGTCATCAAACTGGGCTTGAAACTCTTTGATGCCGCCTGCCAGCTGTACCAGACCATCAGCCATATCGATCGCATCGCCCTTAAAACTGCTGCCGAACAGGTCGATCGCATCCAGCACGATTGCCTTTTCGCTAACCAGCCGGGTAGCAGTTTCGAACATGCCCTCGCCTAACTTTTGGTACTTTTTGATCATGCTGCCGAAAATAGCGCTGGTCATGGTGTCGAGCTGGGTAGACAGCACGTTGTTGAGCGTTTTAATCATGTCGTCAGACGACAGGCCGTGCAGGCTGATTTTTAGCTTAGGAATGACATAATTATTAATAGAGCTGGTCATGTCATCACCAAACTCGGTAGACATGGCCAGCATTGAGGTGCCCATGCCGCGAAAGATCTCGGATAACGAATCTTGAAAATCGGCATTAACCGGCCCCATCACCTCGGACACTTTTGAGGACTTGCTGAACCAGCTTTTTTTGGTTTTTGTTATCTCAGTGTATTGAGCGGCGGAGATATCGCCACCATTTAATATGGAGGCTAATGAATTGCCGCCCGCATAGATGCCGCCGCCAGTGATTGATGTTTTGGTCGTACCGAAAATGCCTTTGAGGATGTAGTTGCCGATCGGATCAAATACCTTAGATGTACCAAACGTCAAATATGTCCGAATACCATCAACCATGCTCCTACCGATGCTCTTATTTAATACAGTACCTAAACCTGCAATAGCTGGGGTAGATAATCCACCACTTTGAAACAGCTTAGTTACAGAGTCAGTAATGCCCTTATTCATGGCCGCGACGCCGCTATTAATCCCCCGTAACTCGCGGTATTCGGTGGCGTGAATGTCTTGCAAAAGGGTATAGGTTTTACTGATGGACTCGGACTTAGCTGCAGGATCTCCCAACACAGTACCGGAATCCGGTGATGTCGGTACTTGGCCTTTAGGCACGGAACTACCACCGAATTGAAACGTCCCGGCACCGGCCGCAGACAACACACTACCCACAATAGCCGCCATCGCTGCCATCCTCGCAAAAGCGGTGTACGGATCGCCCTTACCTTGCTCTAAAACTGCCGATGCCGCTTTAATACCTAATCCGGCAATATCGGCCATGCGCTCTGTGACACTGGCCGCCAACGCGATAACGTTAAACGCCCGCCGCGCGTTGGTATTTTCTTTAAACATGTTAGCGGTAGCGCTGGATATTTGCCGAATGCCAGACAATGAGCTTTTTAATTGCTCATTCTGCAAACGCTTTTCTTCATTGGCAATTTTTATCCGGTTGGCGCTCTTCTTTTCCGATTCCGGCTCGGCATCATTAGCAATACGCGCGGCGCTGTTAGCTTCCAGCTCCTTAGTGGTGTCGGCAATGCTTTTGGTCAGGTTATTAAACGCTCCAGCGATTAAATTAACCCCGCCCAGGGCACCATCGAATATAGAAGACGACACATCGCTCAATGCAGACGCGCTGTCTTTAGCGCGGTCCAGTGACTTAACGTAATCATCAACGCCCTTGGTCGCGTCTTGGCTACGCTGCAGAGATACCTCGTCTTGAATCGCGGTAATATCCGCCCAGCCAGTATCGGGCGTGCTGCCTTTGGCTTGGTTGCGGGTATCATCCAGCTTGGTCAACCAAAACACATAGTCTTGGATGGAGATGGCGCCGCGATTATAGGCTTTGGTGTACTCCTCGATGTTGGCAACAAAGGCAACATCCGGGTTCGCACCTTCGCGCATCGCTTGGGCACGGTCTTGTTGTTTTTTAAACTCCCTTTCAGCATCGTCCTGTTGTTTTCTTGCTGTTGATGCTGCGCTACGACCTGATGACCGGCTATTTTTAGCCGCGCTATCGGTGTAATCCTTAGTAATACGGTCTAGTAAATCAGGTGTAGCACCAGCAGCTTTAGCAGTGGCTAGAGCTTTGTTGTATTTTTCCAGCGGGGTTAGATATTGCTCTGTAATCTTCTTTAATTCGGTTTGTTTATCAGCGAGGGTTTTAGTATCCGCCGCCATTTGTTTCAACGACTTTGATGCTTGCGCCTCACCTTCGGCAATAATTAGATCATAATCGTCATACTTCGCTTTTTTATCATGCTGCTTAGCAGCAATATCAATCAGCTCATTGCGTTTTTTGTATTCGGCATCCAGCTCCCTTAAGCGCGCCTGTTGTGCCATGCCGCTGCGTGGGTTAGCGCTGGACAACTCAGCTATGCGCTTTTCCACATTGGGGAGGGTGTCCGGGGTGACGGCGTCAGCCGCTAACTTAACGGCATCTGCTACATGCAAAAAATCAGCCGCCGAATTAACAAAATTATCAAAGGCGGTACTGATACGATTTAAGTTATTTTGGATGCTATCAAAGCGGCTATTGCCGTAGGTTTCATCTAACACAGCGGCCAATTTTGGCAAAAAGTCACCGGCGAGAACCTCGCCTTTTTCCAACATCTTGCTCAGCTCTTCCGTGGTAACGCCCATCGCTTTAGCAGCGGCAGAAAAGGCCCCCGGTAGACGCTCGCCCAATTGCCCGCGTAATTCTTCAGCCGCCACCGTGCCTTTGCTCATCATCTGGCCAATGGCTAATAATGCGCCAGATGTATCGTCTGAGCTTTTACCCAGTGCCGCCATCGCCTGGCTAACTGATGTAAAAATTGCCTCAACTTGATAGGTAGCTAATCCCGTACCCTTAGCAGAGGCTTGCAACTGCGAAAATGCATTAGCAGAGGATAATAAATCAGTCCCCAAACGCTGGGCAGTTGCTTGTAAAAACGCCATGGAATCGGCGGCTCCAGCAGCGCTACCACTGGTAATCTCCAATGATTTATTGATGCTGTCAAACTTTGCCGCCGTAGGGATTAGCTCTCGCACCGCAGCCTTAATGGTATAAAATGCTGCGGCTAGGCCAACAGTACCCACCGCCATTGATTTTAAACTAGCAGTTATGGAGTCAACGCTGGCCGTAGCCGTTTTGCTATTGCGCTCAATATCAACCGCCATCTGCGTAGATGCTGAACCACCTTTTTGCGCCTCAGCAGCAACCCCAGCCAGCGCTGCTTGCACCTCTTTAGATGCCTGCACCGCTACTTTGCCGTCACCGGTAATGATAAGTTTTAGACCAATCTCTTTGCTCATATCATTTTTTCAGTTTGCTGTTGAGTGCCTTAATTGCCGCTTCTTCCATTATCTGCAGGCCGTTAAATACGCCCTTGCGATCGGCTTTTTTAACGCCCTGTGCCCACATCACCGTTTTAACTGATGGGTAATCCAGCCCTCTCCAAATGCCTGACATACCATCTATTCGCCAGGCAGAACCTAACGCTAAAAAAACCAGCACCGTTTCCCGGTTTTCGGGAAAAACCACAAAATCGGGGTCGGTAATCTGATCATCAGGCAGGATGATATTAAACCCACTGGCCGATGCTTTTAGGGCTGAGTTATCGCCGCCGCCTTGTGCCCAGTACTCGGCGGCCTCGATTAGTTTTTTCGGGCGACCGCTCCATCGCTGTCAAAAAACGCGGATGAAATAAAAATATTAATTTTTGGCAGTGATTTTAATAAAAGCCGTAAATTGTCCTTATTAAATTCAGTCGCACCGTTTAAATCGACGTCCTCCCAGCCTGTTAAAAACTCGGATATATAGGCGACATCAGCATCCAGTACCTGGTCGATGCTGTTACCGGTATCGCCCTGGTGGCGATTGCGCAAATCGACGACTTGCGCACGGTCCAACCGTTTAAAAATAGCCGTAAACTCCTGGTCTATGCTGCCGCCATGCTCGCTGACGATCGCAAATTTAACAGGGTATTTATACGTTACCGATGCGTTTAGGGTTTCTAATTTAAAAGCCATGATTTGTCCTTATTTAGTGCAAAAAACGAGGTCGTTGTTACCGGCTGAGCCAGTGGGGATAAACTCCAGCGTAAACGGCATAGTGGATATACCGTTGTCGTCGCCGTAGGACGGCGCGGCAATCTGGGCGCTTTTGCCCACAAATGTGACGACATTACCGGCGGTATTACCGTGCTTTACCGAAAACGGCCCAGTCGCGGAATTTTTAGCCGCTGTCCACCAATCCTTTTCCGCAACTGTTGTTGCATCAATGGTCACATTGCCGGTCACCTTACGATCAGTGATAAAAACCGCTTCTTGGCCGATGACATTGCGATAGGTAACCGGGTTACCAAGATCAAGCGACAGCGCGGAAACAACCGCATTGGTATACCCGATTAGATTGATGTTGGTAGTATTAGCAGTTGAGATAGTCGCAGGCACCTGGTACCCGGCGTAATTAACAGCAGGCAGAGATACATCAGTCACAGTACCGAGCAGGCCGGTAAATGAGCAGGTAAATGACGGGATTGCCTTAGGTGATAAATCCCATTTGATATTGCCCATCGCCCCCAGCAAAATGTGCTGCACCCCGTCTTTAATAAAATAAATTGTTGCAGACGAATTGGCGATCGATTTGCTGAAACTAGAATTTGGCGTGTATAAAACACCCGCACCGATGCTGTACCCGCTAGTCGCATCAGGGGCGACGGCCCAAGCTTTGGCAATAGTTGCAATTTTCGTCGTGCCGTCATAACTGATAATTTCGCCAGTTTGGGCATTACCCGTACCCGATACGATATTGAGAGTTTTTGCGATGTAAAAATCATCAATGGCAGATGCGGCAGCGGCAAGTTTAATGGATGTCGTTGATCCGCCCGCCTGCGCAGTACCGGTGACGGCTGCAGCGGCAATGGTTTCGGAAAAATTACACGCTTTATAAATCTTGCCCCAGGCGGGCGGGGTTGCGGCAACACCAGAGCCAGCCAGCTCCACTTTAAACGAGACTGTCGCGTAATTCTCGACCCTAATCGATCCAGATCCGCCGAAAAAAGGCCTGATAAAATCACGCTGCACGGCCGATCCCTCCAGCGGGCTAATCGATAAATCCTTGCCGACCAGGATTGCATCCGCCCCCGTCAAACCGGGATCAACACCGTAGGTTGTTTCTATGCCAAATAAAATAAACGTTTTATTAGTCGCTAATGCCATTAGATTGGCTCCTCAGTGTCGTGTTTTGGGGATTTTTGGGCTTTACTTCAGCTGCCTTAGCGGCCTCTTGTGCAATCCAATCGTCATAGGGCATACGCGTGCCAGAGATAGGATCGACGATAAAAGTGCCTGCCTGGCCAGTGTACTGATCTTGCATAGATGCTCCTAAATTGAGCTAATGAGTTGAGAGGTTTTGTAGGTGTCTGACCAGATAAAAGTGCCGTTAACAAAACCGATGATTTTTCCGCCGGCTTTTTCAAATGGGTCGAAGGCAGCATGCGGCTGCCAGCCGAGCAGAGCCTCTTTTACTGCGACACGTTGGATATGATTGAGATCTGCAGCATCGGTGCCGCGGCTATCGCGGACATTGCGCACAACAGTAACGATGGCAAACCGCTCAAATTGCTGCTGACGCGTTGCGCCGACTAGGTTGCTTGGATCGTCAGATTCAGACTCTTGAAAAATATAACAGCCGTTATCAGACAGACGGCCTTTCAGGATGCTGGCTAAATCCACAGCGCCCGCCACCTCTTTAAAAGCCGGTATTTGGGTGCGGATTCTGGTTTCGATAAGGGGGCGGATATTGATCATGGCCACAGTTTATCGGGCCATTGAATGTGATTGGTTTAAAGCGCTTTAAGGGTTGGAGCGGGATTGAGAGTTAGGGGATTTGCTTAAGCTGTTTTTGCAGGGTTTTGATTTTAAACTCGTAATCAAGCGCGCGGTCGATAAGCTGTTTAATCGCGTGGAGGCTGAGCATGTAGCGGTCTGGCTTGGTGCCGTGGAGTAAATCTGCCGATAGGTGTGCGATGCTGAAAAAGATCATTTTAATGTCAGATTCCAACAAGCGAATGGTGCGCTCGATGCCGGCATCTTCATCCCCTTTATCAACGGGGACGTGGGGTGCTTTATCAGTAGCCACCGCCATCCCGGCCAAATATGGGGATGACTGCGACAAACTCGACGCTGTTAGTGGTGCTGTCTACAACTGTGCCGGTCACATCAGGCCCTAAGCTGATTTGGCCTTTGGCCACTTGCACCAGGTACTTGATAGCCTGATCGTAACGAGCCTGCACTTGCTCAGTCACCGCATCATCATATAAATAGTATCTGGCTAGATCACAACCAATACGCACCAAGTTGGCAGGTACGGTTGCCAAGGGTAGATAGGCGGTTAAATAGCCGTTGATTTCTGCCGTGGCGTCAGCGATAGCTTGATCGAGCACGGTGTAATCAATGCTGCCGGTGTTGTTGCGGTCGCTTAGCTGGATAAGCTCGGCTTCGCTAAAACGGTCGATCAGGTCTTGGGCGGTGCAATAGCTCATAATTTAACTAATCGCTGCCCACCAATGCCCATTTTAAACGTTGCTGCTACCGTTGTATCTACTGTAAACGCCAACGTCGTAGTATTTAGTAAATTGGCCCCGCTGTCGCCAAACACAATAGGAGGAAAAACAGCATGCTGAGCAATAACGCGACCTAGTTCAAACGAGCTACCGGGCATTAGATCCACGGTTACACGCCCCCCCCCGATCGCGTCACGTATATCTAATCGGAGCGAGATAATAACTGGTATCGCGCCGGATAACGGCTCGATAAAATAGTCAAACTCTAGACCATAGGTATCTCCTAACGCTATACCTAAAGGGGATTTAAAGCCGTTGCCGGCTGCCGACGGGTCAAAAGTTATTAATATTTTTCCGTTGCCGGCACCAGTAGTAACAAACTCGCAAGTTTGGTATTTTTTACCGTTGATTGTTTCTATTTTGGCGTTCTGCCGGGTTGCCGAGTTGGCCTGCAAAGCCAGATTAGTCGCAATATCGCCAAATCCAGACGATGAGAACGTTAATAAAAATTCATTGGCAAAATTATTATAGCCTGGGTAACGCGGCCCTAACGATTCTCCAAACAGTCTCGTCAATATTATTAACTCTTGTTGAGCCATGGCGTATTGACCATTTACATTTAGGTGGGTGCCGTCTATCGATATATTAGGCAAAAACGCGCCTGTGCCATCATGCGTAATGCCTGCAGTGTCAATAAATATAATTTTTCCGCCCGAATTTTCCGAGTATTTTTTATAGGCAGAATTCAGCGATACTGCTATTTCTCTAGTGACGCCAATATCAGTTGTAACACCACTAAAACCATACAAGCCAGTATCTACAACGACAACTCCGCCCATAACAAGTCGGTTTATTGCCTCAATGTGATCATTATATACAGCTGTGAATATTGCTTCTCTTGTCGCCGATGTAGTCCCCAGTATTGAGTTTATGCCACCTCCACGAAAAAATATAACGTCTGGGTTAGCAGCTACGACGTCGGCAATAGCGCGCCGACTTACTGAATATGTGTCTAGGTCTCGTGCGATTATTTGTGCATTGGTTTGGCCTGAAATACCGGCATTGGCTACAGGGTAAGCTTGTGGATATAGATGATTTATCTGCATCTTATCGGCGGTCATAGCCAGAGCAGTTAGCCCAGTATTCCAGGTTGTTGCAACAACGCTACTAGTATCGATATCTAATGACGGCTTAGTGCGACCATAGTCAGACAATGAACTACCGATTGTTGCAAGCCTTACTGGGGTTTTTCTTTGTATCCCGCTCTTAACCTTGTTATTTTCCGCAATTTTGAAAAATCTCGGCGGCGAGCTGATCGAATAATTATATGCACTGTCGAATGATACAACCACAACGCTATAACTGCCTGGCGACAGACCGCTCAACTTAATTACGTTAGTTTTACTTGTTGCAGCAGCGGTATCACTGCCATTTAAAAACGCCGCATATCCCACCACCCCCACTGCATCGGTAGAGGCAGACACAGTAATCGTCGCCCCGTCAGCAGTAATATTGCTGATCACCGGCACACCGGGTGCAGTGGGTGCCGTGGTATCAGCAGCACGCGGGTTGGTTACCGCGGGCAAGGGCTGACCAGATAACTTGGAAAATATGCGGCTTTTGCTGACCATTTGTTACTCCGTTACGTCGCTAACTGTTGATTTAACCGACTTCTTTTTTACAGTTGGCTTGTCATTCGAAATTGCCTGGACATCCTGAACATACTGAACATCCTGAACATCCTGAACATCCTGGACTTCCTGGACATCCTGAACATCCTGAAC